ATGATGAGAAGAAATAAATTAACGCCGGGAAGCAACATGCGCTGGGAATCAATGCGAATGATCTTGCCGGAGCACCGGAAATGGAAATGCATTAGAAAACAAATGGAACCATCCCTATCGACACTGGAACTTCAAACCTGCCCCCAAAAAACATTTGCAAACTTTCTAATATTAGTTTATAATACAGAAAAATCACCCGATTGAACCGAAGGCTTGCGTTTATATGTGAGCTACTTAGTAGGTGATATTGGGTGGCTATTTTTATGTCTTTATTGTCGATAAATATTTATCAAAATGAATAAAAGACAAACACATAGATTAACCTAGTAACGTCCGCTCCAATTCCTGCTGTTGACACGTCCTTTTAGGGCGTGTCTTTTTTTAAGAATAAAATACCTATAAGGAACAACCAAACAAGCAATAACAACCCTACAGCCTCAGTAAATTCGTGGATGCTTTGACGACCAAACATTAAAAAGAACCAAGAACTCAAGTATGAAAAGATATGTAAACTACCAATAAATAGTCCCGATATAGCTATCCTAGGATGTAAATTTTTGAGCATCTTAGAATGTGACAGAATCCATACTCCAATTGCAAGATTGGACAAAATATAAACGCTTGTAGAAAAGCCACCCTCAATCATAGTCCATTCAAATAAATGTACTGCAAATTGTTGAGAGAATTCATTTGTTGCTTCGCTATACAGGTTTATTGAATAGGCTACACTTGCAGCTTGAAGCATGAGCGACAAAGAATAGAACATAAAACCTATTACACCAAAGATTAATCCAATAATGTTAGTTAACTTCTTACCTGGAATTGATTTTAAAAAACAAAATAAACCAATAGGAATAGCTACAGTAACGAGCATAATAATCGACTTACTCCCATGGTCTAAAGCCAAGTAGCCAACATGGGAAGAGTGATACTCTAGCCCTTTTTGACTTATTGACATTCCGCTATCGTGGATCAAAAAAGGGTTTTGGATAGAAAAAATTATGTTATATACCATCCAACCAACTATAATTATAATATGTATAAATGAAATGTAGCCTAAAAACTTCAAAAGTACACCTTCCTCATAAATGTACAGCATTTAGTATGTTTTTATTTCAACAATATCGTTTACCGCAAATACAAAACCCCCGCCATGACAGCGAGGGCATTTATCGGAAACGACCGTTCCCGACTCTCTCACCTTAAATTTACTGATTATTTCACCTCTTGTCAATCCGCTCATTTAAAGATCCGCCGTAACCCTCGACCGTGACCTTACCTGCTGCCCTTCTAGCGATGCGTAAACTATTTAAACAAACAAGCCCCGCTCACAAAGAACGGGGAATTTATCGGAACCTGCTTGACTAGTTCCGACTCTCTCCATTTAAATCTACATCGTTTTACACTCAGTTTCAATAAAAAATTAGAAAATTATAAATATAACTAGACATTCCCACTCCATCAATGTACATTATACTCATAGTGCGTGGGGGCGCATTGGCAATGTTCTTTGACGGATCGCCGTATGCCATGAAAGTGGCACGTGCGGTGAAGGCTCGTTATAAAGTTGAGATAGAGAGAAGGCATAAGACGAGAATAGCGAAGATGATGAGAATAGCTTATTGGCACCACCGGAAATTACTCCAGTAGATTCAGTCGTCGGCAGCTTCGTTACTTTTACATCTCAAGATAATGATTGGTTAGAAAGTTATCACAGTTTATCAGTTAGGTTACCCTCAGGTATAACTCATACAAACATTCGAAGAGATGTTACAGATGATATTATTAATTCTCGTATGACGGCTTCTGAGCCAATGGTTATGATTTTCACTTTTAGTCTCATGGTTATGAAGATGCGGAAGTAACAGTGAATGTGACTGAATCATATTAAGAGCACGCACTATGCGGGCTTTTTTTAATCCAAGTTACCCGTGCGGTCAAGCGCAGACGCAAGTTGCTCTCTGGTTACATACTCACCTGGTCGTTCGCCATTAAGCACACCGTTATTTTCAGCTTTTGTCCATGCGCCGATATGAGCGTCTGAAGGGTTGCTCCTGCTCGATCCATTAGCCATAGCCGCTTTTGCTAAAGTACCAAATAGATCGCTCTGCTTGAGTGTACCTGCTTTTAGCTTATCCTCCATATCACTAACGCCAAAGCGCCGCACAACGTCCTCAATCGCTTTATTATTGCTTAAAAAGTCCGCATCTAACACTACATACTCCTCCTCATCCTCTGTAGTCTCTGACTTAACCTGCTCCACTGCCCCAACACCAGCCAAAAACGACGCAAACCCCTCACGCAATAGCCTAGCCGGGCAGTTTTTACCTGTCTCCTGACGGTGTGTAGTGATGACACTAATGCCCAACGCTTGCAAATGAGCAATCAGCGCTTGAGCGTTAGCTTTCGTCTTTTGCCAGTTGCCGTCTGAGTTAACACATATCTCTATACCGACGCTATTAATATTGCCCGCGCCCGAGTGCCAGCCACGCTCGTTAATCGGCAAATGCTGGCGGATCTCCTTATCGTCAACTGTAAAATGCCAAGACACCGATCGTCTGCGTGCGTCTGCTCCTTTGACGTATCGACCGTGCATAGCCGCGTTGGCACCTCTTGATGCGTTGGCTGTCTCGTGTACAACGATCTTATTTGGCGTTTGCCAGTGCCCCGGCCGGTTGCTGGCAGACCGAGGGATCATATCAGATATAATGTTGACCATGCCTACACCTCTTGTTTATCTGCCGTCTGCATACGGTGCCATCCGTCCTGTATTTGAGCGCGGATGAGGTCATCAGACACCTCGATTCCGTAGCGCTCAAGTATTTTGGAGGCGTACTGTGTTGCCTCTTCAAACTTTAGCGCGCCGGACTCGCCGCTGAATTGCTCCTCGATGCGCTCAACCGCCACGTTTGTGATCTCAGCGATGATGCCGAGGTTGTCACGGTCTGCAGCGATTTCCAAGTACCGTTTGATTTTTGGTGTAAAATAAGAAACAGCCGCCGCAATTAAGATGCCGACAGCTGATAAGACTACCTCTATTAATGATGTTTGTAGTGCTTCTAACATGTGATCATCTCCCTCATTATTTAAAATGCTAACCTCTCTACGCCAAACGCCGCTGCAAAGATGATAAATGCGACGGTTAAAAACCACCACAATCTCGTCAGTGTTTGGTCCTGTAATTTAACGACATTCTTCGTGCTGTCCAAAACTTGATCTTGCTTTGTGCTAACCTCTGCCATTTGCACGGATGCTTCACTCATTTTCTCTTTCAATCCATTAACCGCCCGGCGTACTTCGATCATCTCGTCTTCAATCTTGTCGATACGCTTATTCGTTACTTTCGTGTCAGCTTTTGCTTCACTTCGTGCTCTCCCGAGTTCTTCCTCGAGTGTATCTAATCTTTTTGTAAGTGATTCTATTTCTAAGTCTCTTTGCACTGTCGCATCCAAGTTCCCACCCCTATCCATAAAAAAATAGCACCTCACCGGGCGCTCTGTCGCATCTCTCTCTTGATAACCTTGATAAAGCTAGGCAAATCGTGTCCAAACGTTACAGATAGCGAGCGACCCTTATCACGCTCGATCACCTCCTCGATATCCTCAATCCTTGCATCAAGGTTACGCCCCATTTGCGGTTTTGTACGGTCACAATGTCGCCTAAATCATAGTCAACCTCATATTTAAACGGAGAGCCGTCAATAATTTGGCAGGTGAACGACTGCTTGCGTGCCTTTTCTGCCAGTGATTCCTCGCCGCGTTGCCTAAGCTCTTCGTCAATATCTTCAACCGGACGCGGGACCATCTCGCCCGTATCCTCGTCCTCAATTTCCTCTTCGACATCTCGAGCATCAACAAACGATTCTCGCCGATCAAGTCCGTCCCCATCGCCGACAACCACTATACGACGCTCTGCGCCCTCGCCCTGTCCAGCTACATAAACTACTGAAGCGTAGTCAACAATGCTATCTAAAAACTGTTGCTCGGCGACGCTGTCAAACTCGGGGCTAAATATAACGGGCGGGTTATCGCTTTGTCCCTGCGTCAGGTCTCGACCCTCGGACACGTCCATAACCCACTTGCGTTGCTCATAATCGAGATAGCAGTACCACCCTAAGCCTGTGAGCGTCGACATGCGCTCGAGCTCAGCGTCCAGCTCTTTATATGAGGCTTGCCACTGGATGCGCCGCCCTCGCTGTTGATCCGGTGCGATGACCACTTGATCTTTGCGACGGATGCCTTTGTGTCGATCAGCTTCTTCCGGTGCGACCACGTTGTTGTTAAAATAGTGTTTCATGACCGTTTCTGCTGCTGCGGTTATCCGATCATAATCTCTACCGGAAGGGGCGAGAGTAAGCGAGTCTTTTGCAATGCCCTCTAACGTCACACCTTGTATGGTCCATAGCTCTGACTCTGCGCCCGCTTGATCCACCGCCGCCTCTCGGTGCAAGATACGCCCTACACGGTTTACATCGTTGCCAATCATAATCAGATTGTTTATTTCCAACTGTGATATATCCACCGAGTTTTGGTTGATGACGAGCTGAAAATCCCCGACGCCGGACCACCGCCGGGTGTGGATCATGGACTCGTACTGGTCAATCTCGGTCAACAACTCCACGTTCTTCGTAAATATGCGTAGAGGGTACATATCTCACCTCGTATTCTTTTACTTATACATAGAACTCTTTTTTTAATCTCTCGCGATACAAGTCCTGTAATTTATTCACAGATTCCACTAAATCATCATAGTGAATAGCAGCCTTGCTTGAAATAGTTTTAGTTTGTCTTAAGATCCCAAGATTGTTCTGAACCTCTCTCAACAGTATTACTTCGTCATCGTCAAGCCATATACCATATGTTATCTCAAATTCATTCATACGCTTCTCATAAACTGAAGCCCAGATGAATTTATCATTGTCGCCATCACTTTTCCACATCTCAATAATAATTCTTGACATTTTATCGTAGGCTTTTACTTTATTGTTTTTATATTCTCTCCTTATCTCATCTTTATACAAAGACTTCTTTGAGAAATGAGCGAACGCTTGTGGAACGATGGAACCTAAAATTGCTGAAGCAGCAGCTATAATTGCAATCTGTAATTCAATAATAATCATCCCCTTAATGTATTTAATGGAAATACTACTATACATCTTAGGAATTTGAACATAAAAAATACGCCCTACTCGGCGTTATCCTCATCATATTTTTGACCTGTGATCTGCTCAAACTCATCCTCGTTAAGCTTTCTAAACTCTACCGCTTCCACGACCATCTCCACTGTCCACGAGCCATTAGCATAAAAACGTTTAATCATATCAAACCAATTCAGCACGGAGCACACCACCTCTCATTAGCTCGTAGTATAGGTTGCCAATGTCTTTGTCATGTGAGTCGTTGCGGGCTGACTCATGCATGAGCATATACGTTATATGGGCTAGTTCATCTTCGACATTAGGAGGAGTTGGAGGTTCTTCGAGTTCGTCTTCAATCAACCCTTTTTCTTTCATCTTTCTATACCAAGCCCTAAAACCGTCAACCAAATAGCGCGCCCCTGTTCTTTCACAAACAAGCCATTTCCCGTCTTCATCTGTGTGTTCAAAGAAATTATTTTCCAATTTAGAACCTCCAATCATCATATATCGCCCAAACTTTCAAACGAGAACCCGTTCTAAAAGAACAATCGACTTCCGTATTATTTGCAGAAGCCACCGTTTCCTGCGGAACTACAATCTTCAACATTTTAGTTAAATTTACATTAGCTGTTGTTCTAAAGAGCGAAACATTACTGTTATTAAACTCAAGACTGACCGTCTTAATTTTTTCCGGTCCTTGGCTTGGAGGGCTTCCAACATTAGGGTCATTGCCAAAATGGTTATTTTGACTCCAATAAAATTCTAAAAAGCCTATTTTTTCAATAACCCAACCGTTTGAGTTAGCACTACTACCTGTATCCCAACCTCCCAAAATATTTCTAGCCGTCATATTAGTGGAGAATAGAAATACTTCTGTGTTATTACCGATTCTTAAATATGGTCTAATTCCCATATTATTCGAACCGTGTCTAGTTATAATATTAAAATTTAATCGGGAAGTTAATTCAAAACGTACACCTTTTGCATTCTGAGGAATTGGAACTTCTAACTCTTTTGTCCCGTTTGGTATTGCTTGATTGTGATACAACTCAATTGGTGTGTTTGCTCTTATTTGTACCCTTGACAACATTGGTGTCATATAAGAAGCGTTATCATCCCCGGCTATTGCCTGTTCGTTGGTTGCAATAGGGAAGTTTCGAACATTAGAAAAATCATCCCTAAACCGCTGAATCTCCGCATCAATATGCTCCATCGCCTCATCGACGTTCAAGTCAAGCAACGACCGCACCAACCCGCATACATCCTCATCATACCGCTCATCCGCAATCTGCGAGTCCTCTATAAACGACTGCCCGCCGATTACGTTGATGCGAGCAATGGAGAGCTCGTAGATCCACTCGTCGCGTTGTAGCTCCGGCGGCTCGTCCTCTGTGCCCTGCTTAATATGAGCACGGATATTGCGCTGATCCTCGTTAAGATTGAGACGCACGACCACACGATCAATGCGGTTGTTATCTGCTAGTGGCACGGTTAATGGCAACGGGGCGGTGTTTTCATACATATATCCACTAAAAAACGCCGCGCCCGCATCCACCTGTACTCTCATCTGGGCGTCGGACGTGACGGAAAGCCCTGCCTCGGCATTTTTGTGGTATAAGCCTGTGGTTAAAAACTTGGAAAAGTACCCTGCAAACCTCTCCGAATCATAGATCCGAGGGTCGTTTTGTGCACTATTAAAAAAGCTGTATCTCTCTGTCATAATGACCTCCTATATCCCGACATATCGCTTTTGATAGGTGATGATCACCGTTGCCTCATCTGCCCCCTCATCCGCGCTGTAATTGATCTCGTTTGTGCCTGGCACTAAATTAAAGAGCGAGGACTCAGGATTGATCCAACCCCAAGCGCTTTGTCTTGTGCCGTCCTCGTCCACGATCTCGATCTTTTTATCCCGACCTCTTGCCGTGTTGATCTCAAGGCGCTGTGTGGCGCTTATCTCTCGATTAATCTGTATAAATTCGCCCGTAGTAACGTTATCAATCCGTGGATTAAGCGCCGGACCTCTAAACTCGATTGTAATTGGGCAAGGCACGTCACCGTCGTTGTCGATGTAGGCAAAATCACCCGTTTGCCCAAATTCGATAGGAAATGAAAACGGAAACGTCCACAGCCCGAGGTAGGCGGTCATCGGTGTTTGAGACACCCTCACACTCCGCCAAAACGGGTCGGGGGCGAATAGATCAAGGGGCGCTTCCTGTATAAACACCCCTTGAACCTCATCCTGTATAAAATTCGGTGTACCATCAGCTACACAAGACATGATGTACTCGTCACCTGTGTCTAAAACGACATGCAATATGCCCTCTCCTAGCAAAGGATTAAATATCCGATTCATCAACCTCCGGCGCTCAATCTGCTCTTGCTTCGATCCTAAGATCATGAGATCAAATGTCATATCCCGAGGCTCAAACAACTGGTTGATAAGCGTTGCACCATTTTGATTAGGTGCTCGTTGAGATTGGAGGTCTGTCGGGATATGGCTCAATCCCTCGCGGCTACGTATGCGGTACATGTGGCGTGTGCCCTCACTAAAGACCACGCTATTTCCTGCTGCATTTGTAAAGCTAATCCGCATTACGCAAACCCCCAATCCCTTGTAGCGTTTTTCATGGCTTTCGACTGTTGGCGCTTCTCATCAGATGGGTTCGATGAGCGATTAAATGTCTGATGGATTTCGATGTTTTGCGGTTGGCGATCTTGACGCATAGGGATACCGCCACCCTCGCCGAGTCCAGTGCTTCGCACTGCCTTGAGCGCTTCCTCGTAAACGTCGCGGGAGACTGCCATTCCGCCAGTTGCAGTCGTTCCTTGTTTGCCATCCAAGTTATCGCTAATGGCAAAGCCTGTCGTGCCATGTTCAAACTCTACTCCAAGATCTTGCAGAGCTGACCGGATGCTACGCCCTGTATCGTTAAACGTTTGCTCATGAGCATTTGACACGGAACTCCCCGCCTTTCTCGCTTCCTCTGCTATATCCCTAGATGCTGACTTCACAGACTCCATTGACTCTCTGATTCCCTCTGCGATTTCCTCACCGAGCGTTTTCCCAACGTCCTTAAACTCCGGCATAAAGCCGAGCATTATCTGCACCGAGTCTTTGAGCGCTTTGTCAATCTCATCTTTTACTGATTGCATGAGTTCGCGCATAGCATGAGCGATAGGCTTTTCGCCTTTTTCGATGGATTTTGCCATTGGTCCGCCGAAGTCGAGTTTGTCCAAGTCACTCATCGGACCCTCTTTTGCAGGCGAAAACGGGAGCAAGTCACGAGCTGATTGCATGACACCCGTTACGGCTTCCGTTACGCTACTTGCGGCATTGCCGATCCCTTGAACAACCATGTCAATTAAGCCACGACCGGCTTCCCTGAAACTATCGAACATGCTTGTAATGACATTGAGTGCTGCATCCATCCCTTTTTGAACGGCATCTCGTACATTTTCAAAGGAACTAGTAACTGTATCTCTCAAACTGCTAAAGATATTTTGGAAGGTATCACGGATGTTGTTTAGCATGTTTGAGACGATATTTCTTGCGGCGGTTAGTACAGAATCTATCGTGCTTCTCACGCTGTTAAAGCGATCCGTAACCGTCGATAGCACGGTAGACAGTATGGTTGAGAAGATCGTCGAAATGGCATTTAGAACAGAATTGACAGTCTCTCTCGCTTGATTGATTCTGTCGGTAATGTTAGACACCATTTCCTGAAATCTCTCACGAACATTGGTGATGATTGTCGTAAGGACCGTAGCGAAAAACGCCTGTATTGCCGTCCATACGCTGTTGATTCTCTCTCTGGTGTTATTGATCCGATCAGTGATGGTTTGAAGCATGTTAAGGAAACGCTCACGGATGTTTGAGAGAATGCTAGTAAGAATTTCCGCAAAGAATGAACGTATAGAATTCCATATATTGGATATTAATTCACGAACATTTTGCATTTGATTGTTGATTGCATCTCTCATACCTTGAAAATCGCCACTTACAAGCGCAGACAAAAAGCTCAAAGCGTTTGAGAATGTATCTTGGATGTACGACCAGACCGATTGTATGATGTCTGCGATGGTGTCAAAAACTGTGTTCATTTCAGAACTCAGATTCCGAAACCAGTCAATCACACCGTCAACAAGCCCGCGCACAAAATCAATAACCCATTTGACTAAGTTTCCAAACCACTTAACAATTGCGTTTACCATATCTGGAATAATTGAATTGCCCACAAGCGTCATGTAAAGACCGTGGAAGTAGTCATAAATTGACGTGACCAAGTTTTTGAAGAAATTAGCAATGCCCGTCCATATATTTTTAAGGAAATTAATCGCTTGTTCTCCGGCTTTTCCGAGATAATCCCAAGCCGCCGACCAGTCACCATAGATAAAGCTAGCGATTGCCAACACAGTGTTAACGACCATATCAACAAGGTTGACTACGGCGTTTATTAATGGTCCGATAGCCGATACTGCCGCATTGAAGATGGAGATCGCCAATCCCCAAGCAGTGACTAACACCCCTCCTACAACGGATGCGATTAATGTCAATATCGGTTTCAAACTGGAAAATAGATTCTTTAATGACTCCCATATTGGACCCACAGACTCAACTAAATTAGTAAGAGCATCACGTACCCGATCAACCATATTCATGACGGTTTCGGTCACGGTCGCCCCGTGTTGATCCCAAAAACTCGTAATGTTCTCTAAGGCTGTTCCTATGAGTCCGCCAATGTATGAGAGTACCTCAGATACTCCGCTACGAATTAATTCGTATCCTGCTATAACTGTTGATAAAAGCGTATCTCCATGCCTATTCCAAAGATCAGTGATCCGATCAACAACACCCGAAATGAAATCTCTTACTCCGCCGATTGCGTTTCTAATCGTTGAGACAGCAGACATTGTTCTCTGTCCTAGATGCTCCTCAACTGATCCTCCGTACTGTTCAATTTGCTCCCGCATATCGTCGTATCCGCCAGTGATGTAACTAAAAGCTTCAACCCACGGCGTGATAAATCCCATTACAGCGCTCTTGATGCGCTCGAATGCCCCGATAACTCCGTCTCTAAACGCTTCGCTGTTGTTCCATAGTGCGACAAACAACAGAGACAATCCTGTTAGTACGCCAATTGCAATACCGACTGGACCGAGCAATGCACTAAATAACGGCGCTAGCTTTCCAATCGAAGTTATGAATTTTCCTGCCACAACAAGCGTAGGACCTATTGCGGCGGCAATGCCACTGATGATGAGTATGGAGTTTTGCACAGATGAGTTAAGTGAGTTAAAGCGTTCCCCTAACTTGCCTAAAAACTCACCAAACTGCACGATGGCAGGCAACATACGCTCTTGGATCGCTGGGAATAGCTGATTATTAAAAAACTCCATCACCTGTACGGCAATGGGTAGGAACATTCCTTTCATGACATTGGTCATCCGCGTCCATGATGTATCAAAGTCCATCGCGGCTTGTACAGCATCCTCGGACATGATAAGCCCCAGTTCCTCAGCTTCCTTACGGGCTTCCTCCATCGTCATTGATCCGTCTTGCAAGGCGGGCAGGAGTCTACGAGCAAGCTGTGTACCAAAGAGTTCAGACGCTACAGCAGAGCGTTCCTGCTCGTTCGTCATTCCGGCCAATGTAGACATTGCTGTCATCATTGCGTCCTCAGTGGACAGCGTGCCATTGCGTACATCGTCCATGTTAACGCCGACACCTTCTAGCGCCTTGGTGTACTTCTCGTTACCATCCGCCGCACGACCCATACGCTGATTGAGACGACCTAGCGCACGGTTCATATCCTGGGTGGCGACGTTGTTTTGTTCGCCCCAGTACGTCATATGCTGGTATGCCTCTACGCCTAACCCTGCTTGCGCTGCGTATTTAGACACTTGCACTCCGGTGTTAGAAAACCCTTTAGCGAGTCCAGTAAGACCCGCAGCCAATCCGACGATAGGACCTGTTACCATCTTGGTCATGCCCATGCCGACGTCGCTGACTTGCTTGCCGACATTTTGCATGCTTTGACCCATACCTTCAATACCCGATCTCGCTTCTGACAGTCCCGATTTCAACCCATCCACCTGTGACCTTATCGCAACAACCACTTCACTTATGGCGCTCATAGCTTCACCTCCCCGCCCATTGCTTTGGCTATGTTCATTGCAGCTAACTTCTGCTTATCTGCTGACTTGTTTCCGAGGTTCTTTTGTTTGCCCTCGAACCAATCAAAGGGATCTTTCATTTTGCTTTTTTCGCTCTTTTTCAACTTGCTATTGTGATACAAAGAAGCGAGCAATCCAGTGCGGTAGTCTTCACGCTTTTGAATCGCTCGCTCATATTCGAATTTTAGGTTGTGGCGATTCATTAGAGCCTTAAAGTGGACAATGGTTAATCCCCATAACTCATCTTCGCTTAAACCCAAATCAAAGCGCCCGATTGACCAGATATCTAGCCAACCGAGCGCTTTTTTGTTTTTTGTCTGTTTTTCACCGTTGGCAACGGCTTTCAATCCGTTATCCTCTTTCTCGGGAGCAATCTCACGCATGGCTTTTTCAATTGCTTTAAACACTTCTTCCATATTCCCGGGGTGGATAAAGTGCCCCACTTCTTTGATCGTGAGATCCGGATCTTCGTGCTTAAGTGCAGCCGTTACAAAATGCAGGATATCCCCGATTTTGTTTTCGTCCATTTCATCCATGCTCTTGCCAGTCGCTTCTTCAAATTCGTGCATCGCGCCGAGTGTGATGTACATTGTGCGTTTTTTGTCTAAGTCCACTTTAATTGGTGTAGGCATCTTTGCCATTAGTCTTCATCTCCTTCATAATCTGCGGTTACAGTTACGTTTTCGGTTTCTCCCTCAGTTAAATTCACTTCCGATGGATCAGTGCTAATTCCTTGTAACTCGGGTTCGGGTTCTCCAACCGTTACAGATACCGTTGCGGTTTCATCCTCGTAAGAAACTGTAATCTCCGTTTCTCCGGCACTCACAGCCGTAATTACGCCACTGTCGCTCACTGTGGCTATGTCTGTGTCGCCACTGGTATAACTGGCTTGCTCAGTTATATCTGCCATTTTTAATCCTCCTCATATACTGCTGTCACTTCTAATGATTGTGTATCCCCTACTGTCATAGATGCTGAGGATGGAGATACCTCAACACCTACGAGTTCAGGATCATTAGGGTGTATCGTTATCTCCGTTGCCGCCAGTTCCGTTAAAGCGTGGCTTGCCTGATACCTTCCAAGTAAACGCAACCTTCACAGCATCTTCAAGTTCGTTGGTAAACTCCATGCCTTGTACAAACGCCTCAAACTCAAAATAAGCACCGTCCGGCCACTCCAACCGATAGATTTGGTTTCCTCGGCTGTCGAAGTCCTCTAGTGCTTGCATATGGCTTGGTTGTTGGCGTAGGAAAAACGCTTCTGCATCCACACTCCCGCCGTCTTTTAACCCTCCGATATACTCCTTGTATCCATCTGGCTGTCGTGTCCGGTCACTTCGATTTCATCCTTTTCAAGAGACGGACCTCCGATATCATCAAGGCGTGCAATATCTTCAAAATCACTCTCACTTCCACCTAGATCACGACGCTTCAATTTCGTGCCGTAGGCGGCTTGCGCTCTTACTTCTTCTAGTGCTCCATTGCTATCTGGCATTTCATTCACTCCTCGTATAAAAAGTTAAATCAATTGATTTTTGGTAAATTCCAGTGTCTTGATCATGCATATCTGGGGCGATTCCGGACACAAAAACAGCCTTAATTTGACCGTTTGGTTCGCGGTATCCGTTTAAGGCTTCATTGATCTTATTCAGTTGCTCTGTTGCGACTCCGTATCCTTTACTAAACACCGTCACTTGTACAGTTTGATTAGCGAGTCGGACACTGCCTTGATGAGAGTAACGCTTGCTCCCTGTGATTACTTGGTACGTAACTCTAAAGTCCGTAGGCGATAGGTCGCCCGATGGAAATACCAACGCATACGCTGGCTGTCCTGTCACCTCTTGTAATATCTGCTGTAACTTGCGAATCATGAGGATGATCTGATGATGTCGTTAATGGATGAGTTAAAAACTGCAAGCACTCGTGACCGTGATGATTCAAGCGCAGGGCGTAGATACGGCTGTGCTGACTGATTGTACTGTCTTCCTAGGCTATCCGTGCCGATAAAACCAAACTCAATACGTGCGGCATATGGGACCTCGCTGAACGGACCCACAAGCGCATCTCCGTTCTGCACCTTGTGCGTGATCGATCTTTGAAGGGTATGGCTCTTTACCGGTACGCGGTTTTTAGCTTCGTTTTCAACTTCTAACGCGGCGGCAGATAGTGCGGCATCCATTGCACCGTCAACGCTTTGTTCTAAACGATCTAGTTTGCGTATCGCTTCATCGAGCCCCTTGATCTCCATGCTAAACATATCCTTCGCCATCAGATCTCCCTCCCCTCTGCTCGTATGCGTGTCTGAGAGCGCTGTGAGTCTTGTTCGCTCAATAGGATGGCGTATTTACCATCGTCCTCTACGTCAGCAAACCATCCCGCCTGTATGTCATATAGACCGGGTATGGTGATCATGTGCGTGTGCAATCCGTATGAGGTACTGCCGTTCCGCACCTCATCACCACCCGCAGGAGCGACATTGCATTCAAGACCCTCGAAGATCACTTCTTCTCCTTTTATCGGTTGCCCCCACTCATCCACGCTGTCGCCATCCGGATTAATGATCGTCACAATCTGAGGGTAAAGATCCGGCAACATTGCATACATCCTCGGATCAATGATTGGTGGTCTACGCATGGTGTCTCGCATCCCTCATACGCTTCTCACGCGCTCCAAAAACGTCATGAACCATCTCAGCAACCGCAAAGCCCGCTTCATCGTCTGACTCCTGCCGTAACTGTCGTGCGGCGTTACGTAGGTCTGCCGCTACTTGTGGACCGTTGGTGCTCGTGTCCAGTGTGCGAATGACTTTGAGTATGAGCGTTTGGCTGTTAGCGATGGTTTCAAGCGCTCGGGCGGCGGCTAGTTTTACATCACCTTCGAGATCTAAAAAAGCACGAATGTCTGTGTCATCAAACATTGCGTGCTCCTCGTTTGTGTCGGCGCAGAGTAGGCGCACCATGCCTAGATCGTCCTTAGGATTGTAGGTAAACGACATTAGTCATCACCGCCATCGTCAATGAGTTCGAGTAATGCGTCTCGTTGCTCTAAGGTAAACTGATTTTCTGCGTCTTGGCCATCTGCGCCATCTTGACCCGGTGGTCCTTGTTCGCCGTCTGACCCATTAGCACCGTCAGAACCCGCAGGACCTTGAATATTCGCAACCTGATTCCATGTTCCGTTTTCATTGGCGTATACGTCGCCGTTAGAGGTGTTTAAATACATATCTCCGGGTTGGCCTAGACTTCCATCAGGTTCACCTACTCCATCATGCCATCGCATACCGCCACCACCTCCTCCGGTTGACCCTCCGACTACTTCAACTTGGTATACTCCTTTAGTTGGCATTACATCCCTCCATGCTCATTAACAAGGGATTTCGTTGCATCTTTAGGCACTTCTGTTTGTGGCTCTTTTAGGCTTCTATGAAAGGTTTGATTAATGCTTGTATTGCCCCCTCGTTTCTCGCCTTGCTTTCTGATGGTTTGCAATTCCTTGTTCATGCCTTTTAGCTGATTATCGATACTTTGCAACACTTTTAAATGCGGATCTTTCGACATTCCTTTACACCTCCAAATAAAAAAGAGAGGTCATCTGACCCCTCTTACTTTTTAGCTTTCCCGGTTGTAGCAACACCTGACGTTCCCGCAGTGCCGCCAGAGCTATCAGACCCGACAACAAATAGGCGGTCAAGCTGAGTCCCACCGAATACATGACGGATTTTGTACGTGATGCTGTCCGTGGCAAAGTCACCTTGCATATAACCGACGTCACCACCACCGGCACGCTGAGCGTTTGGTGTTTTAACAAAGATTTCCGGCTCCTCATGCCCTCTTAGACGACCAAATTCAAGCGCTCCACGTCCTTCATTGGGATCAGCGAATAAGAACCACGGTGACGCTGAACCGCCTGTGACAATCGGAATAAAGCGATTGACCACAATTTGCAGTTGATTCATGTAGTTACTTGAAATAATGGTGCTATCGCCTTGTTGCATACGGATTTCAGTAGCGTTAACGAGCTGACGAGCGATAATCTCCAATTCTGGCGGCACGACAAGATACGTCGGGCTGTTAAGGATCGGCATATCGCTATGTGGATCGCGTTGATTACTCATCTGCAAGTACGCTTTAAGCAAACCGTCCATATTGAGGACTGGATTACCCTCTACAATATTCCCGTTTGACGAATTAAAGAAATTGGTATTTAAGCCATTTGCACCTACATACAAGCGAGTGACAAAGTTCTCCTCAGATCGAGATGCACCACGTCCGAGACGTTGTGGCATATCTGCAAAAGCGTCCAAGTCGTCATTGATAAATGTCTCCCACGAGAACGGCAATACCTTACCGTACTTGTGAACACGGTAGCTGTATGCTCCCTCATCCACGCTATCAGCAGGATACTCGGCTTGCTCCTCAACTTGATCTAGCAATCCATCCGCACCATCGACATATTTACGCTGCACGGGGCGGAAATCCCTCACGGTGGTTGTGCGCGTATACATCTGAAACGTTGACGGTGCTGAACGATACCCTGCCAATAACAGACGGTCCATAACATCACCAAACAGGATCGGGAAATCACTAGTCGTCATCGCCTCCTGTAGTTTGTAGGATGGTAGCTTTCCAGACAGCACACCGCCAAGCACACCCGCTGCCTCTGCAAATTTCTTTTGACGCTCTGGGCTTTGCTTGGCGTGATCTGCAACCTTTTTAATAGATTGCTGACTTGTCTCTGTAAATTGCTTATCCGCTTGTGTTGCGTCTACCTCTGCGCTTACGTCTTTTACTGCGTTGATAAGTGCTGTTTTGCTCATATTAGTAACCCACCTTCACATTGATAGTATCGCCTTCATTTGCTGATTGGAGAGCGTAGCCAAATCGGACGTTTGCGCTCGAATTATCGCCGCTTGTTTCTGCGTCCGTGGTTAAATCACCATCAGCTAAATATAAAATGTCGCCAACCTCTGTGGATGACGACACTTCCAAGTCATATACACCTTTAAAATCTACTGTCGCTTCTCCATTTTGTTCATCTGTTAATGCTACGCCCGGTAGCTGACCGATCACCACTGCGTCACCGGATGCTGTGCCGGACGGTACGGGTACGGTGAGTTGATATCCGTCAATAAATACCTTGTTTTTAGCCATGATTAAACTCTCCCTTGTGCGGCAATTTTTGCGTCATATTCGTTTAAACCCATCTGCCTAAAACTCTCTACAAGATCATCTTGTGATACTTCTTCTTGTTGAGTAGCAGACTCACCCATATTAATGCTGTGAGTTGTGCCAAGAGACTCAATGTATTTATGCTCAGCTTCAACACGAGCTTTAATGTCCTGCTCAGCCTTTTCAAAGTCTACTGCACCTTCTTTGAGTGGCACGCTATTCTTAAAAGATTCTTTGATGCGCGTAACCGCCACATCCGGCAGAGATTTCTCAACTGCGTGCTTATCAACGAGCTTTTCAATGTCTACTAGACCTTGCGCCTCCAACAATTCCTTGTTTTTCTTCGTGAGATCGTCAATGAGTGTATCCTTTTTGCTGACACTCTCTTTGAGTTCCTTCTGCGCCTCGTCCACTAGCTCTTTTCGGTTCTCTTTCAATCCATTGAGCGTAATTTCATTCCATTTCAAATCATCGTCCTCCTTTTGTTTTTTGCTCTCTCGCAACGACTCCATCATTTGCACGACCTCACCGCCACGACCGGGCAACGTTACAAAGTCCACGCTGATCACCTTATCAATGGACTCAATCACCGTACCCTCTCGACCATCAGCCACATCATGACTAGCCGTGCCAGTAGCGCGGTGTGATACGCCGATGTGCTGTCCAATCTCCTGCACAAGCTCCTTATAATCGCCAAATAACTTAGCCTCAGCGTAGATTCCGGGTCCAGACCGCCCGTTTTCCTCGTATCGACCATCTGATGCGAGAACACCTGCAAAGTCTCGTAATGATCGCTCCGGTCGCTCCCACTCCTCAGAATCCGTAGGATGATCCCAATACATCTGAGTACCCTCTCGGTACATGCCTGCGTAGTTGCGTAGCACATCCTCACTGTAATAACCGGACGAACCCCAACCGGGGCTAATCACCTTGATCGTAGCTACGCCGTCTGATCGAACGCTAGCCTCATTGAGATTGACTTGCTCGACAACCTCCGTCTTTTTCGGTTTGTCATCAGTCGATGTTGCCGACTCGCTGAATAGCTTTTTAAAATAGTTCTTCATCGTTTCACCTCGCCCTCCTCCTTAACTTCGTGCATCTGCAACCTGGGAACCTCAAAGGTCCATAATCGCCACTTGTAAATGGATTGTCATACGGTATCCATCCATCATCTTGATTTTCCCAACACTCCTCAGATACACGATCATCCTCAGATGTAAGCCATGCTTTTTCGAGTTGTATCCCCCACGACTGGATATTGTCGCTCGCTATATCTGCGCCGTGCTCAAACGCCTGCCCTAACTCCGTAATTGCCACAAGCTCAGCACGGTCACGCACGTGCTTGTCCTCTTGGCATCGCAAAGTCATAGAACCGATTGCGTATATCCCTCGCTATCGCCTGGTAGCTCTTACGTTCCTCCATACCCTGCTGCAAGGTGCGTCGGATGGTATTTCTAGTCGTGTCATCCACTCTCCTGACCAACTGCGCCCCGCGCTCGGTGATATAGTTAATCGGTCGCTCAGAGTCCACAAAGAATGATCTCTGCGGCGCAAACTCAGCAATGATACGTTTGCCGCCTCATCAAGTGCAATGCGAATACCTCGTTTCACAGCTTCTTGCATTGCCTCGTCCGTTGCCATTTCTGCGGCATTCATAGCCAATCGATTAATGTCGTCCGAATCAGACTCCTTAAAACGACGAAAAACGCTCTCGGCGAGAACGTCGATGCGGTGACGGTGCTCATGTAACACATCGAGATAAACATCCCTCTGATGCATGAACACTTTGGACATATCACGCTGTAGCTCTTTCTCAGTGGTGTGCAAGATACGCCATTTCTGATTAACATCAACCGACTCAGCCAGTTTTATGATTGCCTTGCTGATCGACATAGCGCGCTGCCTCCTTTAACTGAGATATTGATTCCGCAACCATATTGTTACTTACAGCTAGTGGGTCATCTCCATCCTCCTCACCCCCTTCGCGTTTAGGGAACTCCCATGTCTCCCCATCTGGGAACCACTCATCGAGCATTTGATCAATGTTCTCTTCGCCGAGCTCTCTTAGTAGCATTTCGCTCACCTTACGCATCGGTATGGTATTACCTCCCGTAAAGCCATTGAGGGTAGTCGCCGCCACAATTCCACTGATCATTTCGCGTGTATCGTGCTCGAGTAGGTTCGGGAACTGACCGTTATCTTCGCTTCTGTGTTTCCGTATCGTTTCCAAATGACGTAACGATAAATGTCTTGAAACACGTTCTTCCATAGTTCTTGGCGATTGAGAAACTGCAACTCCATCGGTCGTTCCATCGCCTTGGCTGTGGCAAGGTTTCCCGTACTCGGATCGCCAACCAAGTAATGATAAAAGATACCCGTTGCCGCACTGACCATGTGTACCATGTGCTGACCGTCTGAGGCGCTTGTCGTTGCCCCTGCTGTCCGCATAGGCTCAATGTCTGTTCCCTCGCTACCGATGAATGAGCTTGCTGTGAGTGGCGGTGCTCCATTGCCTTGTGGTCCTTGTTTCATTGCTTGCTGAGCATTGGCAACGCCCTTTTTACCGCCTTTAGTGGCAACCTTCCAAGCGTAACGACTGTGAGCCTTTACAATAGTCGCCCAATTTTCAAGAAATTCCTTATATGCTCGCGCCCAATCCAAGGCGCTGTACACCTCCGACACGCCACGCTTCATGTCAGATAGGTGATTGACCGACACATGATAGATAACTGCGTCCTGCCTTACATCGTGCTCGCCTATCCGCTTATGATTAGCTGCTCGATCACCTTCGACAACCCAATCCCTAAAATAAGTGACCTCATGTTTTGTCTCATACTGGCCAGTCGTAAAGTTCATTCGCTGAACGTCACGCTCTCGCTTATAAAACAAAGGTCGCTTACTGTCCTCGGGGTCCATGATGATGTCGGTAATCTCGTCAGCAGGGATAGAGCGTACAATCACTTGCTTAGTCGTCGGCAAGGTAACAAGCACAAAAAAGAGCTCCCCGAATAGCTGGAGCTCGTTCTCTTTTTGAGTCATAGATTGATGGGATGTAAGTTCACGCTTGTTTTCTACATTGTCTTTAAAGTCATCCATTGTCTGCTTCTCATTCGCGTGTTTTTCCTCGTCAACGACAGAGAAATCAACACCTTTACCAAACACGTAATTGCTTTGAGTGAGCACCGCACGTCGGATAAGAGGGTTTTTGAGGAACATCACCCTAGACAGGTTGCGGATTGTCATTAATCCCTGCTGACTAAACTCTTGTGAACTCTCCATCGTTAGCTTCTGCCAACCTTGATCTTCAAGTGCCAGTTCGAGAGTACCGATTTTTTCGGTCAAATACTGAAACTGATTGTCCATCCCCCGAGCGTATTCTTTAAGCTCCTTGTGGTTCATCTGATTAAATCCCTTTGCCATGATACACCTCCTGATTAGTATGGAGAAATAGCTTCTGCGTCTTCATAATCATCATGCTCCTGCCTCCCCTGCCCTTGCATCACCATCTCCTCAATGCGAGCTTGTACCACTGCTGCATAACTCGCCACATCCACTTGGTCATCGTTCTTAGCATTAGGAAAGCCTAGCAACTCTTTCTCAAACAACTCCACAAACTCAGCTGAGTATGGATGATACACGCTGCCCGCCTCGTACATGGCGGCAATAGGCAATGACCGCGTTACCTTGTCTTTGTCTGGCTTAAGCTCCACCACGGGCAATCCTGTACGCTGTAGCGTTTGAAATAAGGTAAGCCCCATGTTGGCAGGCTCGACACCTTGCAGGATTGGCTGCCATCGGTAGTAGGCGTCTCTGAAGAGTTGCGGCTGATCTGGACCCTCTAGTCGATCACGGTATATATTAAGCAACAACAACTCGTGATGAGGCGTGAGCGCCCATGTGCCCATCACAAAGTAGTCTGCTGTGCTCTTGGTGCTGCCGGCAGGGTCGCACGTTTGAAACACATAACACTCATGGCTGTTGAATCTTTTCTTTTTCCCGTCCTTTTGTTCTAGCGTGTAAATGCCATTTTCTTTAGTGAAATACCTAAAATTATGCCTTTTAAACAAGTTTCCGTCTGCGGCGGATGGGCGTTGCTGATGCATGGCGTTCCACTCATACGATCCCACTGTAGCCTTGATTTTAATGAGCTCTTTGAGTGGGTACTTATCCGGCCATAGCGCCTCGCCATCACTGCGTGGGTCTTGTGGATGCATCGGCTCCTCTGCCATTGCGGGTAGGTTAAGCACCGTCCACCGATCGGCTTTCGAGTCCTTCTTTTGCTTGTCTAGGAGTCGCCCTGCTAGGTCATCCTCATGCCACCTCGTTAGCGTAATGAGTATCTTACCGCCTTTTTCGAGCCTTGTATAAAACGTCGATACATACCAATCCCAGATAGCCTCACGGATGGTTGGCGACTCCGCATCCTTACGGTTTTTGATCGGATCATCAATAATCCCGTAGGTCATCCCCATACCCGTGATTGCACCGCCGACACCCGAGCTCTTATACACACCGCCATACCCGACAATCTCAAAAATGTCTGAGTTCCGTAGATAGCTCCCTGTAGCGATTGTGCGGACGTTGGAGTTATTAAGCCCTACACTCGGAAATAGCTCATGATACGTCTCAGAGTCGATAATGCGTTGCACGTCACGGTTCATTCGGCTCGCTAAATCCGAGCCATACGATGCCGATATGATTTGAGCGTGAGGATCGTTGCCATAAATAAAAGCCGGTAGCCTGCGTGACACAAGCTCCGACTTCCCATAACGTGGCGGCATAAACACCATAAGGCGATTGAGGTCGCCGAATACAAAATCATCCAAATATGAGGCTAGGAGGTTATGATGCCAACTCGCTTGATAGCCGGGAAAGGTATGTTGCGTAAACGGCATGAGGTTACGGCGTGAGAGCTCTTTGCTTGCCTCTCTAGCGATCATCCTCCTCTTTTCCTCCGTCATAGTTAGCAAGGCGCTTCAACTCCTCTGTACTTAGGCCAGACATGTCTATGTTGCGTTTGTCATACCGCCACTATGCTGAATGTCCTGCTTGTCTCGCCACTTCTCAGGCTGTCGATTTTTTAGCCAGAATATCTGTGCGGTTGTATCTGGACTAACCTGTTTGACTACTCGCTTTTCTAGAATTTCTTTCGTCTTAGGAATGGACATAATGAACCGATCACGCTCACCCTGTGTGGAGTTCGGATTGTTCTTTTTCCATATATCTAATTCAATTTCTACCCTAAGATCATGTTCCTCTTGATTGGCTTCAATAGATACATAGGTTTCCTCACTGTATTCATAGCCGAGCGCGCGCTTGAACAAAGCATCTTCGACTGCATAATCAGCTTCTTGCTTCCCTCTTTTTAAGGCATCCGATAATTCCACATATTCGTTTTTATACTTTGCGAAAGAGGACATCGCAACGCCTAGACGCTTTCTTATTTCGTCCTCAGTAAGCCCATCCCTACACCAGTGCTCTATACTCTTCAAATGGGGAGCGACGTGTGTATAGTATTTGTTTTTTCTTCCTGCCATTACATATCAACTCCCTCCTAGTCATTTGACGTTATGCATGCATTAAAAAAGCACCCGAATGGGGCGCTCCAAACTAATATTTGCTTAAAACTCCTGTAATTACTGATTTATATTCTTCCTTGAACCCATTCTGTATTGTATCGGCGAGCGAATCTAATCTAATGAATTGGTCATCTACAAAGTTAATTATCAAACTATATTCACCGTTTTCGCTCGCGAACTCTGTGTTTATAATCTTGTCCACTTTCCGCTTAATAATTTTATAATCGTACTCATTTCGCGGAAGTTGTAGTTCTATAATCTGTTCATCCGTAAATAAGAAAATTGTGAAACTATTTTTATTCTGATCAAACATGTCTTTGGGATAAATGTAATTAACGTCTTCTGCCTTAAAATTTAATAGATGCATAGCATCGACAATGCGATTTCTTCCTCCTGTAAGAAAGTCAGAAGCTTTATCTTTTATTATCAAATCTTCATAAGTTAATTCATCCACTCCGTACAATATAATACCCCCTATAATTTGGTTTATCTACATTTTCGACAAAGGGGCCTATATTCCTGCATCATGAACCCAATTGCAACCAAGTTGGCGCATTTTATCTTCGTTTTCTAATGAAAAATATTCGATCTCCTAATGCTTTACAACTTAGAACTGTATCCGAATGTTCATTTAGCCAATTGTATGTGTGATTTGATATAATTAAAATTCCCTCAGAGTTATTGTAAAGTTTATAGTTAAATAAGAGAAAAAGCGGGTTTAAATACGTCAAATTATTCTTAACATATATGAAACCCATTAACAAAAATAAAAATCCGTTAGCTAAAATACTTGATAATACTGTTACATCCATTGATAACAAAGGAATTATATAAGTTACAATATAACTTAGAATTTCCTCATTTCTTTCTTTCACTATACCAAACTTGCGATGTCTGTTGTGTTTTCTTGTAACAATATATATGAGGAATAAAGGAGATAAAACTAACAAAAACAAAAGAGTGTAAAATGTGATATCAGCTGTTAGTGTTTGCCCTAGCTCTAAAAAATCTTCGTAATTAATAATGAACAGTATTATATACAGTGGTAAAAAAGATGATATAAACATTCCAATTCTATATAAAACACCTATTTTTACCACCTCTTCCTAGTGGGTTGCGTCTACTCTGTCTTCCTCGCCTATATAGCTTTGGTAATATGAGTCTCTTATCAGCCTGGCTATTTCCATCAATTGATCTTTATTTTCATAGACAATCTTATCACCGTTTAAATTAATTGGCAGTTCAAAAATCTTGATTACTTTTCTTACATTATCGAAGTTCTGAAAGCACCTTTCAACTTTTTCTTCTTCATTCATTAGTTTTGTAAATGCCCTAATAACTCGACCGTCAGACAAACAATCTTCATAGAACTGGTCAAAGTTTTCAATACCTTTGGTTTCTTTAACAATATTCAATGCTTTTTTTGCGGTATCTTTGAAATGATCTTTTAAATCAAAAATTCGTTCTAAAGAGATGTGACTAAGAACCAAAGCCTCTCCGTTATATATTACTACGTCCACATTGCTATCAATACCAATAAGATGGTGCGGTTCTAACTTAATGAAATCTTGACCTCTAAACTCACCTAATAACCCTTTTCTTAAATTACTCATTTTGTTAATTCTTCTTAGAATGTGAATTTCTTCATATCCGTCTTGTTTTGCTATTCTTATTCTCAGTAAATAAAAATCTAATCTTGCTATTTCATCAGTGCTAATTTTAGAGCTATCTCGAATTTCTTGATTAATACTATTAACAATTTCTGTGTAATTATTAATGTTGTTAGAATCAATTTTCTCTAATGTTTGATCAGCAACACCAACTGGATTATATTCCTCCTGAGGGTATTCTTTAACATGATCTAAAGAACTAATTACCAAATCAAGCAATTCCTCTTTTAAGCCAGGATCTACATCAGGGGAAAAAGAGTAGTATTTGTTATTCGTCCTTTTTCGTGAAAGGTAGAAAGTAAGATCTACATTTCCTTTTTGTTGTTCCAACCTCTGAATTAAATTATTTATATCCATAAAAACCCTCCTTCTATGTCTACTCGCCACACTTCGACAAGAAGGGTATATAGTCCTGCAAAATTCTCTAAAAAATTCCAAAAAGCCACAACGACCAACCTCGCTGTGGCTCAATAGAATGGCTCTCATATATAGGTGGCGGGCGTAAGACAAAATAAGCGAATTATAGTGACAGCTTGTTAATTGTAATGCTGGCGTTGAGTACATCCACCCCGTCTTCCTCGTCCGGCAGCGTGTCTGGAGTGGTGCCGGCATTGTTTAGCGTAACGATTGCCCCTGCTGGCAAAGACAACAATCCTGAACCGACCAATTGTTGATCCAAGTTTTGAGCACCTGCAGCTATAGAGTCCCCATAGATCACCGTCGGCTGACTAACTCCATTGACCTGGATCGTGTACGCAGAAGCCAATGATTCGGACTCTGTAGTCGTTAATAAAATAAACTGTATTGTGTAATCCCCAGCATCATTAATAACGATCTCGCTGTGCCTGGCGCATGTGTGATGTTATTTAGAACTCCGCTATCACTGAAAATGACATTAGCGCCAACAGGAACTACCTGTGTGCCGTAATTACATACAAATCCATATGCAGGGGTTGACCCTCCTCCTGTAGCCCCAGTGGCTCCTGTTGGTCCAGTATCACCCGTAGGTCCTGTAATGCCCGTTGTCCCAGTTGGTCCTGTGATTGCCGTTATACCCGTAGGTAACGTCGGCTGTGTCGGAACTGTAGGAAAAGTGGGCAGAGTCGGGAGGTAGGTGAAGTCGGTATCCCTGGCCCATTAATTAAATTGTTGTTGATATGGATATTACACGAGCACCCTTTACGATTCGGGTTATACAAGTGTCTATTGCAGTCCATTCTAAAACCTCCAAAATAGTCAGTTATGTATTTAGCTTATTAAAGAGGTGGATGTTTTGACTTTGTGTTTACCTATTCACTACACACTATTTTATTTATTACATACAATGTATTGTTCACCTTTTTACAACCCCATTTCTTTCACCTTATTTTAGCGCCTTTTTGGCGCTTTACATAAAAAACCTCATCCCACAAAGGAGAAGAGGCTTGTAGCGATTTGACTATTCACTTTCAACTCCGCCCGTTCTAACTGCCTTTGAACGGTGCCTTTCTTAACCCCTAGATAACTTGCCGCTTTTTCCATTGAGAGCAACTCTGCCTTGACCATTATATAAACCTCACGCTCTCTAGCCGTAAGCATAGATAAAGCGTCGTCGATGCGAAAATGGTCAGCCTGGCTAATTTGTTTGTCCTCTGACATATTATGCTGTAATCGCTCTAATGCGCTAGGTCCATATAAATTGTGCGCTGGTGAACAGACCGCCGATCAATATCCCGCTTCGCCCCCGGCCGCCTGCTCGTCTCCATCCATTCAATTGCGTACTCCAAGTCTCGGATCATCGCACCCACGATCTCATGCTCATTCTTCTCGGCTTTAAGCTCTGTCCACTCCGCCACGGTCTCCATAGGTTTGCGTTGCAATGTCTCCCGATACTTGACCAACTCTTTACGCTTTTGCTTGTACTCGATCAATAAGTCCAACATCCAACCCGCCCTTTGCTCTATTTGCTCCGTAATGCCCCGCCCTTGCCTCTTTTCAATGTCTGCATATCTGAGTTCATGAGCCACCGTAAATCCTTGTCAGTGAGCTTCTCTTTCGCCTTCTCGCTTTTCTTCTCCGCCATCCAATCCCTCCAATAAAAAAGAGCACCAACCAACACAGCTATTGCTGCATCAATCAGTGCCCGCGGTTTTTCCGTAAGGCTATATTTAAAAATCAATCTCTCTGCGCCGGGACACCTCAACAATCTCAAGAATGTCCCTGTATCTCTCTTTGTTTAGCTTTTGATAAAATAAGTGCTCTACATCCCTCACGTCTGTTGCCGTCGTCACGATGTGTATCTGCCTGAATACTTGGTCCCTGCCCACCCATAAAACTACCCAAAACTGATATGTGGCAGCTAAGACTATCACCTCCAGTTAATACCTAATTACATAGGTATATTTGACTGGGGATATTCTGTATTAAAAAACTAACACCTTGTTACAAAAGTATTAAGCCTTATATCTCACTCTGCCCGTTGATCCTTACTCGCTCCTGCCGATTTACATCAAACACTGCTCCGTCTCTCCAAATAACCTCGTCCACCCCAAATGGCTTGGGCGTTACTGTCGTCATCTGCCCATCCTTTATAATCAACACCGCATCTCTGCTCAAATCAATCTCCGCCGTCTTAAACAATGCGACCCCTCCCGATGTGATATACTTTACCTAGCGACAGGCTCCGAGAGGGGCCTTTGTTTATTTCTTTTTCTTCTCTGCATATATTATGAATGCAACAATAAATGGTAGCAGGATTGCTATCAGTATAGGTAGCCATATAATATCCATTTTGGTCACCTCCTATGATAACCTTTACCCTAAAACCCTCCGCGCAATCTCTTTGGCACGCTGTTCCGCCTTGTCCGCCTCGATTTCAGCTTTTATCACTTCACGTTGCCACTTGATCTGCTCACTGTTTTTCTGTTTCATGTCGTTTCCTCCTTAAATGTCCGTAAAATTTCGATGACTTGTTGTTTTGTCTGGTCATCTAAGAAGCTCGACATCACACAAGTCACTGCGATATTGATTGCTGTTTCTTCACTCATTGCGATTCCTCCTCGAATTTGACATCCCCTATCAAAAATTCCCGAAACTCTCCATCCAATTTTGCGACTACAATGGGGTATACAAGAACCCCTCCAGGGTAGCCTCCAACCATCGGTGATCTATCCACCGGCTTAGAATACTGATAGATTCCTATATATTCGGCTTTGACCCATTCCTTTTTAATTCGCACATAGCAGGAATCACTCACCGCTCTCATCTCCCATCTCAGCAAGCGCAAAATACGTATCTTGCTTTATATCCTCCAGCACCTTAAACGCTTCCCTCGGTGTCTTTCCTTCGTCCTGGACCATGCTCGCCAATGCCGCTATAATCAACTGCACGTTTTTGTTGTTTTGGTCAATTCTCACTCCAACCCCTCCAATGCGCCACGCGCTGAATCCTCTGCATCTTCGAGCGTGTCTGCTTTTAAAAACCTTTCCCATTCGCCGGATATATAGCGCAGAGATTCCTCATATCGTTCGACTTTCTCCGCTTGTTCAATAAGGAATTCCAAATCTCTTTCAAACTTGTCTGTATACGTTAAGAGAGTGGTTGATCTGCACTTCATAACTTCAAATTCTTTTTTGATATCTTCCAACCGATCACTCATTCCGCTCCCTCCTCATCAGATTTCCTTATCACCGTAAACTTACCTTCTGGGATAGTTAATGGTTTACCATCAGCTGTTAAATGATGGACATTGCTTAATGCGTTATCAAATAGATAGGTCTTGTACATTAAAGACTGGAAGTATCCGCTATCAATGTTGAAATTTATAAGAACTGAGCATTTTCTTTTTCTCAGGTACCAAATTGCCAATTTTTCAATCATGTGATCACCTCACGATTTTTAGCGTTAGATCCGGATACTGCTTCTCAAACATTTTTCGTTTCAGCTTAAACACCTCGGTTTCCATGCCCTTCACATCAACAATTTCTACCGACCGTCGATGTGATACACCTTAAAATCCGCTTTATACTTAATCGCCCGGTGCGTCACTCCGTTTTTGCTAAATCCATCTTGAAGCAGGTACTCCGGCTGTAAAACAAAATCTTGTATATCACCGGCTCGCTTCCGTAACATCAGATCTTGGTAGTATCTTGCCTCTCGCTTGCTGTCAAACGTAATGCCGTCCACCTCAACGCGTTTGTTGTGGTATTTACTACGCCTCTTACGCTGACGCTTGTTATACTCCTCAGCTGCCATCCTAAGCTGTGCCATGATTATCCTCCAATAAGTGCGGGTGAGTGTGGATGTTGCCGATTACTTGGACGTAACTCCAACTCAACTTTTCTAACTCGCTCAGAAATTTGAAATCATACTCAACCACAGCTTTTTTACCTATCGTTTCATGAAATAATACATCCCCCTCATAGACCTCAACGCCATGCTTATCCTTGATTCCGGTGTATTGCCCGACCGTCTCAGGATCAATACCCATCCACCAGGCATGAGCGATATACTCTGAATCAACGTCAACAATATCGCCAACGATAAAAGGATGATCTCCATTTTCAATAAGATTGCCGTATACCCATCCATTTTGATGCTCAACACCACGCTCATCCATTTCATCATTGCTCAAAGTTGATTTTCCGCGAAACTTAATCTCTCCACTCATCGCCCGCCGCCTCCTCGCTCAACTCTTTTCGCAATAATGCGTATAGTTGCTTACTTATAGGAAAATGAATTACGCCTTCTCTGGTGTAAACTGATAAAGAATAATCTTTACCGTCACTGTCAATGTCCATTGACATCCATAACTCATCGCATAGATTGACCTCCATATCTTCCACTCACTCCGCCTCCTTTGCTCGCTTCTCTGGTAACTCTGGTGTACTCGGTAAAGATCTGACAGCATCTATAACCTCGTTTTTCTTGGTATCAAATGCCTGTAAAAGTTCTTCAAGGTTACTCACATCCATACGGTGCTGTTCCTTCTCGATAATTTTCTTAACGGCTTTTTCGAACGAACCGCAATAGGATATATTCGTCCACGCAAAATCACCTGTAGGTTTACCATCCTTTCGCTTTTCGCGGCGCTCATAAACTACATAATTCAACGGCACGGTTGTGATCTTGTAGTAATCAGTAATGTGTATATCCACTCACTCCACACCCTCTCTCCGTAATTTCCTCTTTTGCGCTGTAACCCACGTCGCCGACCTCCCAAACATCTTGCCGATCTCCTCACGTTTGAGCCTTGCTCCGACCACTCTCGATATTGCTCTGCTGTAAACGCAGGCGGAACATAGTGCCCATGACGGTCACCTTGCATAGTGCCTGACTCTGCCACGCCCCATTTCCGCCGCATCGACCGTAGCTCGCCTGGCGTTATCTGATAGCGCTCAGTGATCTGGGCGTCGCTCATGTCGTTGATTACTGCATCTGCGTACTCAGTTAGTGTCATGCCCTTCTCCCTCTCTTACTGCGTCTTTAAAGCTCCTAGCTCTAAACTTGCTCATCTGCCATGGCCGTGTTGCCGCATCCTGCTGGCTCATGCCTTTAGCGCGTCTTTGACAATATGCCTCTAAGGTGACGCCATCCGGTAAATCCTCTTCCCGCACCTCATACTTGTAATTTTTATACCGCTTAGGCGGCTCTGTGGTCGCTCGCTCAACTGACCATCCAAGCGCCAGACGTGTGTGTACGTGGTCGGGGCTGATACCGATTTGACTGGCTTGGTCGTATTGTTCTGGGGTTACGTATTTGGTCATGAGATAGCCTCCTTTTTATACTCCGCAGAATCCTTCACACTCGTTGTTAAAGTAGTCGATGAGGTCCATCTGATCCTCTTGAAAGTAGATTTCATCCAACGGCAACGCCGATCGGTGGAGATAGATTTGATCCTTAAAATTGGCATGGTTGCGGATCGCCTTATCAACAGCAACCGCGTCTCCCATGATTTAGGATCGTTTAGCTTAATCTCCCGCCAAGTGTAATTATTGTGAAAGGGGCATCCGATGCAGCTGGATTTTGGAGGTACGCTGTAACCCGCGCGCTCGATGTAATTCATACAGTCGAGTCGATTCATGTTTTTATCAATCAACGGATGCTCGTAAGCGATCCACTTGTCCTCACTGCCCTTCACACGCTGGATCTCATCTGTGCTAATCCCCCGCCACATATGCACTGTCTCTTTAATCTTTTGTCTAGTCTCATACCCTAGCTCTCGGCGTACAAAGTCCTTAATCGGCTTAATTTTGTACTCGTGTGTGCACTGCCGCATAACCATCCCCCTCATGTTTGTCTGGGTTGTAGGTAAAGTACGGGAGTGACGCCATGCGTTTGCCTGTGCGTGCGCTCTCAAGCATGTCGTCTTTGATATTGCCGTTATTAACGATGACTAACTCTTGTCCGTATCGCTCACACTCTCGCTTTAAAAACTCCACGTGGTCATAAACGTCTTGCGGCTCCCAACCTGTATCCGCAAAGACGATGTAGTCTGGTTTAGGTAGGTCGCCTCTCAAACTCATGTAGAGCATCGCTGTTGACTGTACTCCTGCACCTAGCGATAAAACGTGTACATCTTTCACACCGCCCACCTCCTCATATCCGATTCCCACTTTGCGAGCAACCGCGCCCGCTCTTCTTGTCTGCGCCGCCGTTCATCGTCCGTGCAATCCGGGCATTGGCTGACCGTGCTACCGTAGCTGAGGTCTGTCCATGTTGCCCCGGTGTCGTCGCATGTTTTGCACATTACATAGCACCTGCCAATCTGTGATTAAGCTCAAATCGATCACCTTGTATCGTCACGATATAGTCCTTGCACATCTCAAAAATCCGAGTACCTAGTGCCTCATCGACGTTACACAGGGCGTTTATATCAAGCTCAGACGATACCATGACCGGCTTGTGATTGAGATACCGGTGATTGATTACTGCGTACATTTGGTCTACTTGCCAAGGCGTTGCCCGAGGATCTCCTTTTGCAGGTTTGAATAAGTCATCAATTAACAACACATCTACACGTTGCATCCGGTCAATCTTTCCGTCCAATGCACTCAGATCATCTCTCAAGTTATTAAACCCTTCGACAAACGGGAAGTACTGCACCGCCACGCCTTTTTTGCGTATGAGGTTATTTGCTAGAGCTGATAATAGATGCGTTTTGCCGCTACCCGGTTGACCGAGCAAGGCAATGCTGTTTTGTCGATCCTCGCGCACCTCATCAAATGCCGTGTAGTAATCGTGCGCCGTTTGGTAGGCGTCCTTGATGGCTTGTGGCTTGCCCTCAATCTCAAATTGTGAGAATCCTAGCTTTTTGAACTCCTCAGTCATCTGACTGCCTGCGAGTAACTCCTCGGCTTTGCGCTGTTTAAGGCACGGGCATTTAACATAAAACTCGCGCTTATCGTCCGTAGACTCGACCACCCGCCAATATCACGGCAACGGGGGCATTTATGCACGCTTGTATCGTCCGACGAACTCCGGGACGAATTGCTCTTGGCCTGTTCTGCCTTTGCCCATATCTCGCTGAGGATTGTTCCCATGTCTCGCATTTGGTTTCACCTCTTTCGCTTGATCTTTAGCTAAATGCTGTTCATGCCTGCTCTCGATATACTTCATGCAGTATTTAAAACTCTTAATCGCTCCATTAGGATCACGCTCTTGATACTCTTCAAAGCATTGGTCCAGCCATTTGATTGTTTGTGGCAACGGTATACCACGGGCGACAACCTGGGCGATGGCATAATAATCGCTAATGCTCGGATAAATCTCTTTGCCTTCCTGCATCGTTCTCAAATCTGCATATCGTTCTGCTATGGCATCCACAGCATGATTTGATTTTTGTTCACGCGTATCATCAACAACAACATAATCATTCTTGTCATTCTTTACATTCTTGTTTGTATCCACGGACTGTTCCCTTGCTGTTCCCTCGCTGTTACTTTCGTTGTCTTTTGTTTGATAAGATTCCCAGTTTATAAGGGTTACAAGTGTATACTTGGTGTTACCTTGACCGTTACTCACTTTGATCATGCCCTGATCCACTAACCACTCCAAAACCTTTGAAACTGTCTTGGGATTGAGCTCTTTAAACTGACCGCGCTCGTACCATCCGACCCCTCTTGCAATCTTTCTTATCGATGTGAGATGTTGTCCGGCTTTAATGGTCATGAAGCTCTCATCCATCGGTATCCGCTTATCTTGATGATTGACCATATACTTTAGGTACTGCCATATACGATGGTAGTGAGGGGGCATCATCCATATATCGCTATCGAGCTCTTTGCGGTGGTCTTTGATGTATCCCTGCACGATCCCCCTCCTCCCTATCGATTACGCCTACATATCGCATAACTGCCTTTAACACTCGTCACCTTGTACTCCGGTCGCCCTTTGGCGACATAACTAATGACCGACTGCTTAAACTGGGATTCTTCCTCCCGCCTAATAGCTACTAGCCAAGGAGGGAGGAGGACCCGGTATTCGTCATTCATTACTCAAATTCCAGCGCGATGTCTTCTGCGCTCTCTTCTTTTGTTGGTTTCTTTTTATCTTTTGGTTTCTCTTCTTCAGGCTCGTCGTCCGGTACATCAATGGTGTTCGGTGTTTCATAGTTCGGGAGATCGATGATGTTGTCTACCTTTTCAGCTTCTTCTGTAATGTCTCGGCGAACTGTTTCATCTTGTGCAGCATGTTGTTGGATCTCGATACTGATCGGCAAGTATTTAAACATCCGACGGACAACCGTCTTTTTTGCCATTTCCTCGTAGTCTGTTTTCCACGGACCGAAGTTCCCTGCCTTGCTACGCTTTTTCACTTGGTCAATATCATGCTTGCTAAACACCTCAAACTGGTATCCGCCATCCGTAAAGTGAGCGACTGCATAGGCGTATTCCATGGCTCCTCTATCACCTGTGGCGGGCTTGTGAACGAGTTTAGGCTCTAGCCCTAGCTCATATTCAAACTCATCATTCTCGTGCACAGTGTGAGCGTATATGCTCTTGATATGACCGGACCGGCGAGCGAGGTCAATCATGCCTTTGTAGCCCATGATGAATTGCACATCTTTTTCCCAATAATCTTTGCCATCTGCGCCTTTCTTCTTGTTGTTGAACGGAACAAGATAGCAATGACCAATTAATCCGGGTTCCAGTCCAAGTTGCGCCGCTTGCATAACGGCACCCATTAAAGATGGTATCGTCGCATCAAGTAATGCCGGATTTTGCCGTATGGTAGTCAATGCGATTCTGCTAAGCCGATCTGCGTCCATGTGCTTCGGCATCGCACGCTCAAACTCCGGTCCCATCTTTTTGAGATACGCCGCTATCGTGTTTGCTGGGGTGTTATCTTGTTTAGCTGCATCATTATTTTTTTTGTTTGCCAATTCACCTTTTACTGAGTTGTTCGTAGCCATTATTTAGCCTCCTTAATGGTCATGCGTCGATAAGATGATGCTTTGCTATACTCTTGATACAAATCCGGTTTTTCAAGCTTCAAACGCTTGCTATCGATACGCTCTGAAGTCACTGGTTTCCAATTGACAATGTGATCTTTGACATAGCCACGTTCATGCTCGCCAAGATGCGTTTTTAACCTGTTCTTCGCTTCATCCTTGCGCTTCTTTGCGTCCTTCTCGTCTTCCTCAGCCTGTTTCCAATCGTTAACGAGTGTTTCTGCGTCCACTGGCAACTCTGTCTCAGAATCGGGCTCTGAGTCCTTATACAACGCATCCATAAATTCCGTTGATGCTTGTGATCCGTCCGGTAATGGGGGATTGTTAGCAAGCACATGATTTTCCCAAAAGTCTTTTTCAATGGCGATAAGATGGTCAATTAGTTCCTCATCGCGCTCGATTTTCTTATAGATAAACTTATTTCCACCGACGAGAACAGCGATCCACCAAGCATCTGCATCTGTCACTGCCATGTAGTGCTGACATTGGAGTAAATACGAGGCTGGAATCTCCTCGGCTTCCCAGTCGCCTTTGAGGTACTCGGATGCAGTTTTGCACTCAAGACCCTCATTGCGACCGACTACCATACGGTCAACGTTAGCAAGCATCCAATCATGGTCCTTGTGTTGCAGTAGAGCATTGCGCCTACGGACTTTTAGTCCTGTGCGACGAGTAAACTCTTTAGCAACGGTGTCCTCCATCACATTGCCCCAATAGGCCGCTTCACTGTTTGATGACTCAGATTTGATTTCTCCGGTCTTTTCCATATACACGACGATTGGCGATTTCCAACGGTTAAGTCCAGCAACGGCAGATGCGTCCGATCCACCTATACCACGCTTACGTTGTTCGAGCCATTCTGATTGACTTAATTCCGCTGTGTTTAAAATGGCTTGTGTCATGCCGTCGGGTCCTCCTTTATTTGCAGTAGTTCTTCGTAATCGTCTTTTTTAATAAGCAAATGGTCTTCGAGGTTGACCTCTAAACTTAATTCATTGCCATACCAATACTTTTTATAAAAAGCAATTTCGCTCGTAATTTCATAAACCTGTTCTTTATTAACGCAAACACGCACTTCCGCATCCATATCATGTTTGATAAGCTCTTCTATTAACTCTCTTACTGTCATTCTGAATCACCTACCACCCTTGCGGTATAATGAGTCTCTTCTGAAAAGCGCTTCGTAACGGCATCACCTTGTGCGTTTTTATGCTTCGCTCTGTTAATTGCAGCATCTGCGCTTTTTGCTTCCACTTCGATATCTTTTCTAACATCAATTACTACGGTAACGTTATATTTGGTCATTCTGCCGCCTCCTGTGCCCAGTTGATAACCGCGGGGTCATACGGTATACTGGGGATATAATTTATTGTGTTTAACCCCCGAGTCGTTTTGAGTGCCCGCTCAAACGGCTCTTTTTTTGTCCAAATAAATGTCCACGATCACTTGCTCGTCAAAGCCTAACCTCATTGCCACCTGCCTAATGCCTCGTTTTAAGCCGAGCACCTTAATGTGATTGACGATGTAGTATCTAACGTCCCTATCCGTTATCATCTGCGCACTGCCACCTCTCTAATATGATTTGCGATGCAAGTTGTGTCATCGTGAAGGAGCACGTCGTCGATTTCCAAATGTTCATCGTTTTCATGTACATTGTCGCTACAGCCTTCGCATTTGCCGACTACTATTGGCTCGACCGGGTCCAAGTACTTGTGCGGGAGTAGCATTGTGTTTTCGATCATCAGTCTCGCTCCTTTAGTAATTTGTCGATGTACCATAGCGCCGCGATAAGATCCCTGTTTTTCACTGACACCATCGCATCTGGCGACATTTCCTTTGATGCTTCTTGCAAATTCCCTAAAGAGTTAACCAATTGATTTACATACATGTCATCCCTCCTAAAATACGTAATCAGCTACAACAACTGCGGTTATTAATGCTGCGGTAAACAGCCCGACGACCAAACGGCCTTGTACTTTTTCGCTCATATGATCACTCCTAACATCGTGATAAATCCCGCTACGCCTGACAGCGTCTCCACCATCTGTTGGATGACCACCGGGGCATCAGTGCCTAAAAAGTTGATCATCACTGCATCTTGGCAATTGAGTTGCCTCGCCCACTCACGTGTAGTGTAAAAATCCGGGATCATCTTACTGCTCTCGACACGAGATACTATAGCCTGGTCTATGTTGAGCATTGCCGCTAGTGCTAGTTGTGTTAAGCCTTGTTTTTTGCGAGCCTTTCTAAATATTTTGCCTAGTGCTTGCGTGCCGTCCACATCTTCTCACCTCCCAAATATGATGGATTGTCATAAATGACTGTTTGTCATAGATTGCAGGCTGTTGCTCACGGTATGCTGAATTATGAGATGAGGTCAGCGTTGTTCTCCATCCATTGATATAACTTATCTCTTGATATGAAAATCCTCGTCTTCCTGCCTTCCTCTCTCGTATGCGGAAACCCCTCAGCGTGATTCGCCATCTCTCTCACTCGTGTCTCTGACACCCTCAGTATCTCCGCCGCCTCTTTGACCGTCAGCCGTCGAGGGTAGGGATCGTTATGCACTTGTAACTCATCAAACCGCCTTTCAAGTGGCTCGATTGCTTCCTTCACGGCTTGTCGGATCGTATCCTCAATGCTCATCCTTTTCTCCTCCTTTAAGTTGGTCAAGACTTGCGCATATCTCATGTTGCCAGTCGTCATCTCCTGTGGCGTAGGCAACAAACGACATTGCGTTTAACTTGCTATACTCCCAAGCGTAGTTTTCGAGGTACGTTGCACTTTCGTGTAATTCAGTAAGTTCCATATCACTGAGTACTCGCCTTTCACTATCAAGCATCAGCTCTTCAAATCGATCTTTGACAACTTCATAGCTCACGGGGATCACGCTCCTAACTGACTTGTTTTTCTTGCAGTAGTAGCTCGATAATCTTCAATTGCCCTTTGCCTGTGATTAATGTCGTGCTTGTGTGAATATCTTTTTCAACCCGGCTGATGACCTTTGGGACTGACTCAAAGAGACCTTGCTCGATGTACTTTTGCTTGGGGTTGTTGCGCTCACGACCTTGTGCAATGAGATAGCCTTTCTCTCTCAACCAATAGAACATCTTGTTTCGGCCCATCTTAATCCCGTGTTTTTCATAGATGATTTTTGCAAATTCTCCAATGTTGATTGCCCCATCACTACTGGAGACTGCCCTACCGTATTGCGTATACGGTTGATCCAATTGAATCCGATGTTCCAATGTCTCAATTTTTTGTTGCTGAAAGTCCATCGCCCGTTTGATCACCATATCTGGACTATTCCAGAGCTTTTCGAGATTGATGAAATACTGCCTAGCTTCCTTGCCCCGGTCGCTACGTTGCAGCATTGCAATCTCTTTGGCCGCGTCTAGCTTGATGTGGTGGTCCATTAAATTCCTTGACGCTCCGTTATTTACAACCGTACTTTTTTGTACACTTGTGAAATCTACATCTTCGGTAAAGCCGTATCCAAGCATCCTGCTAAACCATTTTGAATACCGCTCGTTGCTTTCGAAGTAATCATGTAGATCTCTGCCCGAAACGAGAATCTCGCCGTTATCGTTTGTTTGGGTTTTGATGAGTTCGTTCATTTGAATTCCTCCTAAGCTGTGGTTTTATTGCGCGAATCGCGAACATTTTCATTAAAAAAAAGCTCGTATTCGGAAACACCAAGTATTTCAGCTAACAAAGGTATTTGATCTGCTTTTAATTGCCTTCTGCCCATTTCAATATCATTGAGACTAGACGGTGACTTGTATCCTAGTTTCCTAGAGACAAAAGATTGTTGGATACCTTTGCTAATTCTTATCTCTCTAGCCTTTTTTCCAACCATTCATGAGCACCTCCTTCATCGCGTATCGCGAACTTCTTAATACTTATAATAAATGCTCGTTACGCGAATGTCAACATTCAATTGCTCAATTTGCGAATTTAATTTCTCTTTACGTGAATTTATATTAAAATAAGGGGTGAGAACAATGAACGGAGTGGTCGTAGTGATAGAAATCACAGCAAAACGTCTACGGCATTTACGCGAAACGCGAGGTTTATCGCAAACTTTCGTTGCTGAAAAGATCGGCGTTAAAAACAATACGTTATCAGGATACGAATCAGGACGCAGAGAGCCGGATTCTACCACTCTTAATAAGCTTGCTGACTTTTATGAAGTAACATCTGATTACTTACTAGGTCGTTCTGACGTCAAAAACTTCGATGAAACAGATGTGAGCATATTTGCTTCCGGTGGATTTATGGATGTGGGATCAGAGGAAAAAAAGCGTAAAGTAGAGGCTTTTCTAAGGATTCTTGAAGAAGAGGAAGAAAAGGAAGAGAAAAAGAAGAAGTGATTTGACTCTTCCTGTAATCAATATTCTTATATTTTAAATCATAGGAACATCTTTTGTAACGTGACTTTTGGTTGTTTTAAAGGCAACTTCTACCATTGAAGTTATTAATGAAATCATTAATATAAATAAAATGTACTATGGGGGGCTTTTTTTTGAAGAAGTACTTATTATCTATTGGATTAGGATCAATGTTAGTTTTAGCAGCTTGTGGAGATGACTCAAGTGAACCGTCTGACACTGACTTAATTGATGAGGCGGATGCATCTGAAGAAGATGACGATACAGTAGACGACGATGAAGTTGATGATGACGAAGATGATCTTGAGGACGATGAGCAAGTTAATAATGAAGAATCTGATGATGCCCCTGCGACTGAGGGCGGTCATGTTGTAGGAGAGACTGTTTCCGATGAAAACGGAGAGCAAACTTTAGTGAGCTTAAATGAAGATATTGATACCATCGAGTCCGGCCCTATTGTTTTGGAAATTGAAAAGGTAAACGGAGTTTCAGCAGTTTTTGAGGGCATGGCAGCAGACATGTTAGATGATCCTGAAGTAGAATATATCCAAGTTGATATGGTTGTGGAAAATACTAGTGATGATGATGTTACATTCTACGCATCTCAAGCTAAACTAATTACTGATACAGGCGAACAATTAGATCCAGATATGTGGTTTAGCGACCATTTAGATGGAGATTATTTCGGTAATGTGACAAAATCTGGATCATCAATTTATATTTTAGAGAATTCAATGGCAGAAGATGTGACTAGTGTTGAACTTCGATATAGCGCACCTTTTGATACGGATTCATGGGATGATCTTGGTGAAGACATAAAAATAGAAATCGATCTATAAACAAATTGCCCTGTTCAATCAGGCAATTACTTCACCTTAAATACGAACATACATTCCCAAAAAGAGGTGATTATCATGTTGCATGCTAATATGGAAGAATATGTTGATGCTCTTTTTAAAGAGAACCATATTCATTCTGTTTCATGTTTAACTTTGGATAACCTATCTGAAATATTTAACATTAAGCTACGTTATTCTGACTGGACTTCTGGTAGCATCAAACGTACTAACGGCTTATCGATCATTATCATTGATTCTACCAAAGCAAAATTATCCAACGCAAAGAGTACTTTCACGAGCTCGGCCATATTAAAACACAAGATGGCAGACAGGATAAATCTCTTCCAATCCAAGCTGACTATTTAGAGAATACAGCTGAACGATTTGCCTATAACGCTTCTATGCCCCGCCATTTGGTGGAAAAAGTCATTAAAAAATCTTCCGGAAGGAATGCTGTGTCAATGGTCACCAATAAGTTTATTGTGCCTTATGGAGATGCTGAAAAACGCGTGCAACAAATACGCAGGGACAAGCAGTATATGTGGGGGATGAGATAAATGAGAGGATACATACAAAAACGCGGCAGTAAATACTCTTTTCAAGTAACCGTAGGTTACGACAAACGTACAGGTAAACGAATCAGAAAGCGTGTATCGGGTTTTTTTAGAAAAGAAGATGCAGAAAAAGCAATGAACAAACTCATTGCTGAGATCGAGGCAGGAGAATATCAAGAGCCTGACCAAACTTCTTTTGAGGATTATCTGAAAGCGTGGTTATACACAAAGCGAAACACGCTAGAAACTGGCACAATTAAAAGTTATCAACATAGCATTGACCTACACATTAATGAATATTTAGGGCATGTCACGCTTGCTGATTTACGTGTCGATATGTTTGATACCTTTTATGACCATCTCTATAATGAGAAAAAACTATCCGCCGCCACGATCCGAAAGATGCACCACAGCATATGTAAAGCATCATTAAACTCAGCCGTTAAAAAAGGGAAGTTGAAAATGAACCCTGCTGCGTTGGCTGATCTACCCGCAAGCAAAACGCCTGCAATTAAGGTATGGGATCGTGATGAGGTGAAGCACTTTTTGAAAGTGGCCGAGGGTACACAATATTATATTGCTTTTCATCTAGCTTTAGCCACAGGGATGAGGCAGGGGGAAATCCTCGCTCTGACTTGGGATAAGGTTGATGTTACGAGGAAAACGCTATCTATTGAGGGGTCACTTAAACGTGACGGTACTGTAGGTGCTACGAAAACAGCGACAGGTAAGCGACTTGTATCGATTCCACAAGAAACAATTGATGCTTTAAAGAAGCACGATAAAATGCAAAAAGAGGAGAAAATGAGGATAGGATCAGCATATGATGATCAAAACATCGTGGTTGCAACATCTCTAGGTACTTACGTGTCCTCGCGAAACCTTGTAAGGACATGGTTCCGCTTACTCGACGAATCCAAAAATAAGAAAATACGTTTTCATGATTTACGCCATACTCATGCTACTCAATTACTACGCCTCAACTTCCACCCGAAAGTGGTGCAAGAACGACTCGGTCATTCATCTGTCCAAGTAACCATCGACACATACTCTCACCTTTTACCCGGCTTACAAGAAGCTGCAGCTAAGGAAATCGGTACAGAGTTATTCGGCGAAGATTACACTAAGAGGGTGACTGGTTTGGTGACTTGATAAAAGAATATAGACTGAGATTACATTACAAATCATTGATTTAATAGTATTTCAGGGGTGGTGACTGGAAAATGAGATGTTACGACAAAAAAAGGTTTTTTATCCTTGCACGGAGATGGTAAGGATGAGGTCACCGGTTCAAGCCCGGTAGGAAGCTCCATCTAAACACTAATAACGACGCGGGTTTCAGCATTTGCTGGAACCGCTTTTGTTTTGATATGAGGTCGTTTGGTCACAAATTGGTAACCTTTCGTGAAGTGCAGTAGTAAAACACTGCTATTTTTTAACATTTGATAAAGAACGTTTGTTCGCATATAATGAAAATAAATTCCCGATCGAGGGGGTGCATGATGAGAGGAAATAAATTAACGCCAGGGAGTAACATGCGCTGGGAATCAAGTCGAATGATTTTGCCCGAGTGGCGCGAGGCGTGGCTGGATCATCAGAAGGACCATAAAAAGGTCGCCAAGCCCGTTCTGGATGAGCAGCAGTGGGATGAGTTTGCTCTCGTCCTTAATGACTGCATGGAGCATAACCAGTTGATTAAGTTTACTTACTGGCAGGATGGGTTGTTTTTTGAGGTGCTCGGTCACTGCCATTATGTTAATCACGATCAACGGCAGTTTCATGTGTTGGCTGGCGAGGATGTTCACTACTTAAAGTTTGATGTGGTTAGCAATATATGGGCTAGGTGATGAAAGCCAATACTTAAAATTAAAACTTATCCACAAGATAAACGGAACTCTTACCTCAGCTATATTGTAGGTAAATATTGTATAATGTATAATATTTACCTAGGAAGGGGGTCGGAGTAAATGGAATATATAATATATTGCGATGAATCAAGTAGTAGAGGTGCTAAATTTAGTCATTTTTATGGAGGAGCCTTGTGCGCTCTACCCACATAGATGAGGTACGCAATGCTTTAGATTTATATAGGTATCAGAATAACTTGAATTCTGAAATGAAATGGTCAAAGGTTTCTGCTTCATACCTGGAAAAATATAAGGGCTTAATGGACATTTTCATGAATTTTGTTATTGAGGACAAAGTAAAAATGAGAGTAATGTTTTTACAAAATGAATTTAGTGATCATTTGGTTACGAAATATGCAAAAGAACAACTCGAAGACTCATATTTTAAGCTATATTATCAGTTCATAAAGCATGCTTTTGGTCTAAAGTATTCTTCTATTGATGAGCCGATTAACGCAAGGTTTTTCTTTGATCAATTCCCTGATAAAAAAGAAAAAGTTGATGAATTTAGAGAATTTATCTATAATCTCCAATTCTCTTCTGAGTTTCAAGACGCTTGTTTAAGAATCAGATATGATCAAATTGTCGAGGCAGATTCAAAGGATCATACTATTTTGCAATGCGCTGACATTGTCACAGGAGCAATGAATGGTAAATTAAATGGGGACTTCTTGAAAATCCCACCTGGTAAGTCTCGGCGCGGAAAGCGTACAATAGCTAAAGAGAAACTTTACAAACATATCTCCAGTTATATTAGAGAATGGAAGCCTAACTTTAACGTAGGAATGAGCACCGGAAATGGAAATGCATTAGAAAACAAAATGGAACCATCCCTATCGACACTGGAACTTCAAACCTGCCCCCAAAAACATTTGCAAACTTTCTAATATTAGTTTATAATACAGAAAAACCACCCGATTGAACCGAAGGCTTGCGTTTATATGTGAGCTACTTAGTAGGTGATATTGGGTGGCTATTTTTATGTCTTTATTGTCGATAAATATTTATCAAAATGAATAAAAGACAAACACATAGATCAACCTAGTACCGTCCGCTCCAATTTCTGCTGTTGACACGTCTTGAAAGACGTGCCTTTTTTATGCAATTTGTACAACGGTCAAAGACCTACCAATATAACCTAATATCGTTTCTGAAGATATACTAACTCCAATGATATCCCCAGCAGAAAGATCAGCCTGAACAACAAAACTTGTACTTGATCGAGTAGGGACTTGAAACAGAGAAGTAACATCACCAAATATAGGTGATCCATTAACTGTAATTAAACCAGATAAAAAAGGTAGGCTCAAATCTGGCTCTGCTGATACTTCGGCGGATACAGAAATAGTTATCTGATATAGACCATCGTTCTCAATCACCAATTCGTTTCCTGATGGACTAACTCCAATACCAGATAAACTCCCCACTACATCGAATGGCACTGAATCACCAATTATAATAGGATTTTGAATTGAATCTCCTCTCAATGACCCAAAAGCTAGAGATGTAGGTGCTACACCACCCGTAGGACCTGTTGGACCTGTTGGACCTGTAATACCAATACCTGTTGGACCAATTGGCGGTTCCGTACCCGCCTCACCAGGACCATTAATTAGATTGTTGTTAATATCATAATAGTTTACACACCGTCTGTTGTTTCCTAAATGATGGTTATCCAA